GCCTTCTTTTTACGTCCACAAAATTCAGGTTTCAAAATGGCCAGGCCCCGCACACCGACGAACGTCCTCGATGCGCGGGGAGCGTTCGAAAAGAACCCCAACCGCAAGCGCGAAGATCCGGAAGTGGCTGGCCCTTTAAAAGCTGCGCCGGCTTACTTCAGTGACGAACAAGTAATCATCTGGAAGGACTTGGTAAAGGCCGCGCCCAAAAACGTGGTGACTGAATCTGACCGCTTTGCACTGGAGATTGCCACGATGCTGCTGCAGCAATTTCGGCTTGACCCGGTAGATTTTACCGCGGCAAAGCTTGTTCGACTGGAAACCTTGCTGGGCAAGTTCGGCATGACGCCATCTGATCGCGCCAAGGTGGCCGGGCCTGCCAAGAAGAAGTCCGGCGGGAACCCTTTTGAGGGCCTGTGATGCCGTCGAAACCAGCCTACCCGCAGGTTGCCAAAGCGGAAGCCTACGCAAAGGCCGTGATATCCGGAAAGATCGTAGCTTGCAAATGGATAAAACTGGCCTGTAAACGCCATATATCTGACAAGCGCAAGGCTCGCAGCAAGGCTTACCGCTATAAATTTGACCCGGCCAAGGCTGAAAAGGTCGCTAAGTTCCTGCAGTTGCTGCCACACACGAAGGGGAAGTGGGCCAGCAAGAGGGAGCTGATAACCCTTGAGCCCTGGCAAATTTTCTCAGTCTGCATACCGTTCGGATGGGTTCAGAAGAAAGACGGCAATCGCCGGTTTAGAACCATCACGGTGTTTGTGCCAAGGAAGAACGGCAAGTCGATCATCGGCGGTGGTGTTGGCGTTTACATGTTCGCAGCCGACGACGAGTTCGGTGCTGAAGTCTATTCAGGCGCCACAACTGAAAAGCAGGCGTGGGAAGTATTCAGGCCTGCCAAGCTGATGGTCGAGCGCACCCCGGCACTGCAAGAGCATTACGGCGTTGATGTGAATGCCTCCAACATGTTCCGAATGGAAGACGGCTCACGGTTTGAGCCTGTTATCGGCAAGCCTGGCGACGGATCCAGTCCTTCATGTTCGATTGTGGATGAGTACCACGAGCACCAAGACTCAACGCTATTCGACACAATGGAAACGGGCATGGGCGCCCGCGAGCAGCCCATCATGCTGGTTATTACCACGGCAGGCTCAAGCATCGGCGGCCCTTGTCATCAGCTGATACGCGACAGTGAGCGAATGCTGGAAGGCGTGATTGATCGCCCGGACTTGTGGGCCATGCTCTACACCATTGACGAAGGCGACGACTGGACAGATGTGGCCTCTTTGATAAAAGCAAATCCCAACTATGGCGTAAGCATCAGCGGCGACTTCCTGGAAGCTCGGCAGCGCGATGCGATGCAGTCAGCGGCCAAGCAAGCAACCTTCAGAACCAAGCACTTAAACGAATGGGTTGGCGCCAAGAATGCCTGGATCAACATGCTTCGCTGGAAGCAATGCCCGGAGCGCAAGAGCTTGAGCGAACTGGAGGGCCGGCCCTGTTATATCGGCCTGGACTTGGCAAGCAAGATTGATATAGCCGGCAATCTGCTTGTGTTCCCGCCCGTTGATGGCGATCCGCTTTGGCACGTTCACGGCAGGTATTACTTACCCGAAGCCCGCGTTATAGAGGAGCTGGACAGCAACACAGCCCGCTACCGCGAGTTTGATGCGCTTGGACTGCTAACCCTGACAGATGGCGAGGTGATCGAGTTCGAAGTTATCAAAGAGGACTTGCGAGAGTTCGCTGGCCGCTTCGACGTACAGCAAGTCGCCTTTGACCCCTGGCAGGCCACCCAGCTGGCGCAGGAGATGCAGGCTGAGGGCATGTTGATGGTCGAGGTTCGGCAGACCGTGCAGAACATCTCTGAGCCGATGAAAGAACTGGAGGCTTTGGTGCTTCGCAAGCAGTTGGCGCACGGCGACTGCCCAATACTCACGTGGATGGTAAGCAACGTGGTCGCAAAGCTGGACGCGAAGGACAACATCTATCCAAACAAAGAGCGGCCTGAGAACAAAATTGATGGCGTTGTCGGTCTAATCATGGCTTTAAGTCGAGCGATTAACGGCGAGAACGGCCCTGACATCGAATCATTTTTATCTGACCCACTGGTGCTTTAATGAGCCTATTCAGTTCGCTTAGCGGATTCTTCAGATCACCAGGAGCGCCCCCGCGAGTTGACGGGCTGCAATCTGGCGGACCTAACGGCTACGGCACGGCAGCCGCCGCAGAAGTTAACTTTGATACTGCAATGCAGATCAGCCCGGTATGGGCGGCGGTCAAACTGATATCTGAATCCATCGGCTCCATGCCGTTCAACATTTACGAAACAGGCCCGAATGGCCGAAAGGTTGCGGTCAATCACCCGCTTCACCGCGTCCTGACTCAAAGGCCAAACCAATACCAGACAGACGTTGAGTTCTGGGAGTCAATGGCCTTGAATCTGGCCATCAGCGGCAACGCCTACGCCATTATCCAGAAAATGGGAAATGAGATTGTCGGACTTTTGCCGGTGTCATCTTCGCAGATTGAAACCACACTGCTTGCTGACGGCACAGTAATTCACACGTACACCACTGGCGCTAACGTCAAGGTCTACACTGACCAGACTATGTGGCACGTTAAGCTTTTCGGAAACGGGATTGTGGGGTTGTCCCCGCTGTCTTATGCGCGGAACTCTATCGGTATCGCCCTGGCTGCAGATAATCGCGTCAGCAAAATTTACAGCAACGGCGCCAAGCCCTCCGGCATTCTGACCATAGACAAGACGCTAACCAAAGAGCAGCGTACCCAAGTTCGGGCCGCATTCGCCGGGCTGGAAGAAGGCAACGAAGACAAGTTGTTTGTGCTTGAGGCCGGTATGAATTACACCCAGGTCAGCATGAGCCCTCAGGATATCCAGCTTCTGGACTCCCGCCGCTTCCAGATCGAGGACATTGGCCGTTTCTTTGGTGTGCCGTCCATCCTGCTGAATCAGACATTCGGTCAATCGTCCCTTGGCTCCAACGTCTACGAGATCCTTTCAGCTTTCTACAAGCTGAACCTGCGCCCGTACCTTGAAAAGTTCGAAGCCTCAGTGCCTCGCTGGCTAATGGAGCCCGCCGATGCAGTAAAGTACGAGTGTGAATTTGATTTTGACGCCGCACAGCTGCGGGCTGACCTTAAAACCCGAATGGAAGCAAACCGCGAGGCCATCAACTCCGGCCAGTGCACACCCAACGAAGCGCGCATCAGTGAGGGCAAGCCGGCACTGGATGGCGGCAACCAATTACTTATTCAGGGCGCAATGATCCCTATTCAGCAAGCAGGGCAAAAGCCCGTGGAGAAGCCCAATGAAGCGTAAGAACCTCACACTCGCTGCAACTGGCCTAAAGATGACCGGCGAAGGCCGCAAGTTCTCGGGCTACGCGTCTGCGTTTGGCGGCGTGGACAGCTATGGCGACACCATCCTGGCCGGCGCCTACAAGTCCACTATCGGTGAACGTGCCCGGCCTATTGCTATGCGCTGGAACCACCATGGCCCTGTTATCGGCAAGTGGACGAAAATGGAAGAAGACGAAACCGGCCTATTCGTTGAAGGCGAGTTGACACAAGGCCATTCCGTTGCCGAAGACGCCTACGCACTACTGAAACACGGCGCCGTTACCGGGTTGTCAATCGGCTACCGCGCCGTTAAAGAAATCGAAAACGACACCGGGGGCTATGACCTGGCTGAAATTGATCTAATCGAAATCAGCGTTGTCGAATCCCCGGCAGACCTGGCGGCCATGGTGTCGAACGTCAAGTCTGCCATTAAAGAAGCCGACTCATTGAAACAAATTGAAGCCCTGCTGCGCGATGCTGCCGGGTTCTCAAGGGCTGATGCGACAGCGCTGGTGGCGCGCATCAAGTCTCTGTCTCGCGGTGAGCGCGACGACGAAACCAAGGCCAGCGAACTGTTGGCTGTCATTCAGGCAGCAACAAATCAAATCACCGCGAGGAAGTTCTAATGGAAGTTTCAGAAATCAAAACAGCGCTTGACACGCACGGCGAAGCCATCAAGACCGCTATGGCGAAGTACGACCAAGAGCTGTCAGATCACGGCAAGGCTTCCACCGAGCTTACCGGCAAGATTGACAGCCTTTCTGACCAGTACAAGACGCTGAAAGAGCAGATGGTTGACCTTGCTCAGAAGCAAAGCCCTGCAAGCCAGGAAGCCGATGTCAAAACTGCCGGTGCCGAGTTTATCAACTCCGACCAGTTCAAATCCCTGGCCACTGGCGAGCGCGAAAAGGCCCGCTATGAAGTCAAGAACACCGTGGTTACTGGCGACAACATGCCGTTTGAGATGCAGCGCCCCGGCGTCATCCCTGGCAGCTTTGCCCCGCTAACCATTCGCCAGATGATCCCGACCATCACCGTGGCGAGCAATTCCGTCAGCTCACTGCGCGAACTGGCTTTCACCAATGGCGCCGCAGAAGTTGCAGAAGCTGCGGCGAAGTCCGAGTCAAGCATTACGTTTGAGCCTTACAACGTGCAAGTGGAAACTGTTGCCCACTGGATCAAGGTGAGCAATCAGCTGCTGGCTGATGCTCCCGCGGTTGCCGCGTACATCGACACCCGCCTGCGTGATGGACTGGCTCAGCGCATTGATCGCCAACTTCTGCTTGGCAATGGCACCACCCCAAACCTGTCCGGCTTGACTGATGCTGGCAACTTCACCGCATTCACTCCAGCCTCTGGCGCTAACCTGGTTGAGTCTATCAACAAGGCGAAGTACAACCGCTGGGCCGTGGGCGAAGTAGTGGATACCGTCATCGTTAACCCGGCTGACTGGGCTGAAATGGAACTACTGCGCGAAGGCTCCGGCTCTGGCGCATACCTGTATGGCGCACCTGGCACCAACGCCGGCGCGCAGCCGTTCGGCGTGTCAGTGGTCATGTCTCAGCACATGCCCGCTGGAAGCTTCCTGATCGGCGCGTTGCGTACATCATCCATTATCTACCAGCGCCAGGGTGCCGTGGTTGAGATGGGATTTGTGAACGACGACTTCACCAAGAACCTGGTGACAATTCGTGCAGAAGAGCGTCTTGGCTTGGGCGTAGATCGTCCTGCTGGCCTCATGTACGGCGACATCACCGCAGCGTAAGGAAAGGGCGGGGCTCCGGCCTCGCCTGCCTATGGAGGCGCTATGAAATGCAAAGCATTGAAAGCCTTTCTGCATGACCAGCTTGGCAGTGTAGAAAAAGGCGCTGAATTTGAGGCAACCGCCGCGCAGCTTTCCGGCGTCAAGGCGTTTGTCGAGGTGTACGAAACCAAGGTGGTCCGCGACATGCCAGCCACTAAGAGCAAGATATCTAAAAAGGCTGGTTAACTATGGCTGCGATTAGTATTGATACCGCCATGAAGCATTGCCGTGCAGATGAAGACGATTTAGGCATGGTGATTACCTATCTTGAGGCGGCAGAAGATCACGCGGCCAAGTACATGGGGCGGAAGTTTTACCTCGATCAAACTGACCTGGACGCAGCAGTGCTTGCCGAAACTGCGGGCGCAGACCCTGTAGTGCTTAACCCGTCCATTGAAGCCGCCTGCCTGCTCATTACCGGGCATCTGTTCGCGCACCGCGAGGATGTGGTTATGGGCGTATCCTCTGTCGCTCTGCCTCGCGGTTCGGAGTACCTGTTATTTCCTTACCGCGCAGGGATGGGCATCTGATGAGAGCTGGCCAACTAAGACACCGCGCCGAAATCCTGGAGCTTGGCCATGACCTCAGTGTGGCGGTCATCGCATCCACCTGGATCGGCATTAAGGCCAAAGAATCAGCCGGCCCGCCCATGGCCACAAGCCTGCGAAGCGCTGCCCGCGTGGAAATCCGCGCCCGGTTCAGCTCAAAGCTGTTTCAGGGTCGCTATCTGCGCCACCAAGGCCGGCTTTTTTACATCACAAGCGCCCGCGATCCCATGGGAACAAAGGCGGAACTGGTCATCACAGCCGATGAAATGACCGGATCTGATGCGATTTACAGCCCGCAATCAGCGGCTCCGATACCCTGCCGCGTCCTGATTCAGCACGAAGCCCCATGGCTGGACGAATTTGGCGCCGTTACCGACTACAAAACACGCGCAGAGGTGGCGATTATCGAGACTGGCCGCGTTCAAGTGGGCGACCAGTTGGCCGTTCAGGGGGTCACCTACACCGTTATTGCCTACGCAGACGGCTCGGATGACGGCGTTGTGCGCGGCCTCTGGCTGGATGCAGTCTAATGCAGGTATCCGTCAGGACTCTGGGCTTTATCGAGGCTGAGCGAAGTCTGAGGCAGATTGGGCGCAGGATTGACCCCGTATTGCGCGGCACACTGAACACTACCGCGACAAAGACGAGAACTGAGCGCTTTGTTAAGCCTATGCGGCCCAGCATCAAGGCCAAGCGTATGCGCCAGGCGCTAAAAATCAAGCGGGCAAACACTCGTAGAACACAAGCTCGAATTATCCCGTCATCATCAGGGGTTTTTGTCTCTGATTATGCAAAGTGGGGTTACGACCGCATAGACGCAACGCGCGCGCGGATATGGGTGATGGGGCCAAACGGCAAGAAAATCGCCGCAGGCTTTGTGAACCCTTCAAGCTCCGGGCGCCGGCCATTGATTACCGCTCGCGGCCAAAAACTGAAGTCAGCCATCGGGCCGAGTGCCGCATATTGGTTCAAGCAGCTATCAGGCACAACAACGATCAAATGGACGAATGACTTTCTGCAAAAAGAATTTAGACGCCGCGTCGAATTGGAGTTGAGGAAAGCATGACCAGAGCCACCGACCTGACAACCGGTATTGATACAGCGCTGCGCGAGATTTCGCCCGGTGATTTCAATACCGACATTAAGGAAGTCTACGGCGTGGGCGAGGTAAGGCCCGATAAATCGCCGTTGCCTTGCTTGCTCATCCGCGTGGATTCGGACGAGGGCGCGGAGCGTGTCGGCGTTAAAGTTAAGCGCCTGGCGCAATACCAGATTGAAGGCGTATTCCCGCGCACAACCACGCTGCAAGAGCTTCAGTTGTGTCACCACGATGTTTTAAAGGCTCTTGGCTACGGCCAAAACCAGCCAGGCCGGCCCATCTCACCCGGGTGGGTAGGCGAGGAATTTGTGCAGTTTGATTTGGCCGGCGAAGGCAGCGTTTACCGCACTTTCACGGCCAGCATCAGCTTTGAGTACGTCGAAACCTACTAACCCACGAAAACCCAAACCCAAAGCCCGCATATAGCGGGTTTTTTTATGTCCAGAGGAAAAACGCAATGGCTAACTACGCATACATGGGTAAGGGCATCGTAACCCTTACACCCGAAGGTGGCGGCACCGCTCGTGATGTGGGCAACGTGTCTTCTTTGCAGTTCAACATCAACGAAAACATCATCAAGCAGCCGAATTACCGCACAGCAGGCGGCGGCACCTACGCTCAGGTAAACCGGATTGAATCGGTGGAGTTCACAGCGACTCTGCACGACCTAAGCCCGGAAAACTTGGGTATGGTTCTGTTTGGCACGGTCACAGAAGCCTTGGACGTGGCCACCATTGAAGCGCTGACAACCAGCGCACAGACTTTCAACATGGTCTTTGCTGGCGTGAACGAGGCAGCAACAGGCCGAACGGTTACTGTGACCGTTACCCGCGCCAAAATCGGCGCAGCTCAAGGTCTTGGGTTCATTGGTGACGACTTTGGCGCACTGGAGATTACCGGGGAGGTGCTTATTGATACCAGCATTACCGATGCCGGGCTTTCGCAGTTCTTCAAGGTTGAGATGGATATCGACCCTGCATAAATCGCACATGCCCGCTTCGGCGGGCTTTATTCCCCGGAGTGAAGAATGTCACACACAATTCTATTCCCTGCCAATGAGACCGTAAGCCTCAACGGCAAAAACGTTGCCATTAAGCCGGTGCGCTTCGTGGATTTTGAGCGATTCGGCAAAGCTGCAGGCAATGCCATCGCCATGGCAGGCAGTCAAACCACCGAGCAACTGTATGTGTACGCCAGCAAATCCGGCGTGCTGCTGGACATTCTCGGTACCAGTACCAGCCTGAGCCGCTGGGCCATCAAGCGACTGCCGGCAGCGGTAGCAGTTCAGCTGATGTTTGAGGTGATACGGATCAATAAGGATTTTTTCGAGCAAGCCCTGGTAAGCGCGGAAAGAGCGCTGGCTGGGGCGTAGTCGTTCAGCAGCTCATCAGCTCCGGGCACCGGCTGGAAGACTTGAAGCAATACACCTTGCCGCAGATTCAGATGTTCGCCAAAGAGGCGGGCAAGCGTGATGCTCAGAATTTGCGCTACATGGCAATGGCCGCTCGCTCTGCACACGCAAAGCAGCAAGATTTCGACAAAATGATGAGGTCACTGGATGGCGAAGCAGATTAAGACGCAGCTTGTCATCGAGGGCAAGAACAGCGCATCGAAGGCATTTAAGCAGGCCGACAGCCAGTTATCAGGAATCAGCTCGGCAGCCAAAAAGGCCGGGGCGGCTCTACTGGCCACATTTTCAGTCGCGGCAATATCTGTATGGGTGAAAAACAGCATTACGGCGGCTGACCAGGCCCGAAAAACGGCGCAGTCTATCGGCCTGACAACCGAATCATTTACCGGCCTGCAATTTGCAGCCAGCCAATCGGGCGTGGCCACAACAGAGTTTGCGGGCGCATTAACCCGGCTCAGCCGTTCGCTGTCTGACGCGGCAACGAAGGGCGGGATACCGGCAGACGTATTTGCACAGCTGGGAATTTCTGTACTGGATGCCGAGGGGAATCTACGCTCTGCCGACACGGTTTTGTCAGACCTTGCCGACACGTTCCAGAATATGCCGAATGGCGTCGAGAAAACGGCGGCAGCGGTGGAGCTTCTGGGCCGATCCGGCGCCAGGCTTATCCCGCTATTAAATGGCGGCTCTGAAGGCATCAAGGCGTTAACCGACCAGGCCGAACGCTTGGGGCTGGTTATCAGTGATGAACAAGCTGCAGCTTCCGAACGGTTTAATGACAACATCGCGGCCATGGGTGGCGCATCAAGGGGCGCCGCCAACACCATAGCCGGCGAGCTACTTCCAACGCTCAACGAAATGAGTGGACTGTTGCTTGACGTTGTGGAGGATGGCGATTCAGCGCGGATTATGGCTGACGGCCTTTCGTTCGCGCTCAAGTCTATGGCCACTGTAGTGATAGCGCTCAGCACCACTTTTGCCAACTTGGGTAGGGCTATTGGCGGCACTGCAGCCGCAGCCGTCTCGGCAGCCAAGGGTAATTTTTCCGAAGCCGGCCAGATATTCAGGGACGTGACCGCAGACAACGAAAAAGCCACAGCCGATGCCGAGCGTCGCATCAAGAAAATATGGGATGGCGGCTTTGCTGAAGCAGGTAAGGCTGCTGCAGATACAGTCAAGACCATGCGCGAGCTAGAGGACAGCGTTCGGGCGTCCTCAGAGCGGGCTAACAAGGCGTTTTCAGATTCGTACACCACAATGGTCAACTCCGCAAAAGCGGCCCTGAAAGAGCTGGTAAGCGAGGAAAAGAAAGCCCTTAAAGACCTTGAGGATTTGCGGCAGGATCGGCTCGACATAGAGAAAAGTTACGCCGACAGTATTGCCAGGTTTAGCGGCGGCGCCCAGCCCGGTGATCCGTCCTATGCTCAAGCGCAAGATTTAACCGTGGCTGCTCGCCGTGATTTAACAGATGGCGACACCGAAGGCGCGGCAAAGAAGGCACAGCAAGCGCTAAAAGTTCTGAACGATCTGGCAGATGCCGGCGAGAACACTTACGGCTTTGCCGGTTTTGTGAAGCAGCTAAAAGGCATCGAGTTAGCCGCGAACGATATTGAGCAGACCAACGCCGAGGCCAAGCTGCAAGCCATCACCGCCGAAGTGGTTGAAATGAACGCCAAGATTGAAGGTTTAACCGAGTTCGACATTAAACTGGAATTGACCGAAACCGAAAAGCAAAAAATCATCAGCCAGATGGAGGATTTGCGCAAGCTGCTGGGTCAACCTGTGTCAATTCAGGCTCAACTCTCCAATGCTTCGCAGCCCGTTGATGGCTTCGCAAGCGGCGGCAAAATCAGCGGCCCCGGCACCGGCACCAGTGACAGCATTATGGCCCGGCTATCAAACGGTGAGTATGTCGTCAAAGCCGCGGCAGTTCGCAAGTACGGGTCGCACATGCTGGACAGCCTGAACGGCATGCGCCTGCCCAAGTATGCAGAAGGCGGGCTTATTGGCAGCGCGTCGGGCGGCACCGGTAGCAGTTCAACGTTAAACCTCTCCCTTGACGGTCAAAACTACGCGCTCAACGGTCAGGCAGACACCATTGCCGACCTCGCCAACGCGGTTCGTAAAGCCAACTTAAAGCGCAGGTAAAACATGCCACAAGTCATACTCGGCGGGATACCCGTCACGCTTGAGACTGGAGAGCCGCAACACTTGTACAGCTACGCGGGCGGGCGTACAGATGTGCGCTTGAGCCAGGGCAAGCCGGTAGCCATGCGAAGCTTCACCAAGCGTTTGATTACCATTAGCGGGTCTGGCTGGGTCAGCACTGGACTGGACTCCCTGAATTGGGATGAGTACCAGGTGCTGCAATGCTCCGCACCGCTTCGCGTGTCCGGGTCTTCAGTATCGCTCACCATTACCGCAGACAGTCGCCCCGATGAGCCTGTACTGGCTCAAGCTCTGGTTGATGGCCATTGGGTATTCACGCCCGTCACAATGACCGGCAGAGTGGGCCAAATCACGCCGATTACGGGCGCAACAATGTACACGCTCACCTGGTACCCGCAATTTACCGTACTGTGCGATCCGCCCGACGAGGGTTATGGCTCTGGCGCCGTTGACTGGCAAATAACTTGCAGCGAGGTATAGCGAGTGATTAACAGTCAGCCGATTAACAGCGGGCCGCTGAATGGCCGGCAGTCGCAAGCCGTAGAGCCGCCACCGCCTGCCGTTGTAATTGACCCCGGCCCCGGCTTCGTTTGGCGCTGGACTGCAACCTTGGGCGGCGTTGATGTGTCCGAGAAGATCACCGGCCCTGTGCGGATTGAAGCGCAGGAAGACGGCGATATGGTCGCAACGCTGGATTTGTGGCTGGGTGATGACCCGGTAAATATATACAGCTACACCGGCCAAGCGCTAACGCTGGATTTTGTCGTAATTGGCGACCCCGAAATAGTCAGCCGGCGCTTCACTGGCCAGCTGGTTCAGCCAGAATTTGACGTGCTCACCCGCATACTGTCCTGCACCGGTACCACGCGGTTAAGCGGCGTTTTTGAGGCCAAAGAAATTGCAGAGATTGATTCGTTCATCGGCGGCACCTGGTCGTCTGACGTATTTGAAGAAACCGCAGGCCGCAGTTGCTGGGATTACACCAAAGAGCGCTTGAGCACACTTACCGCAGGGCTCAGCGCAGACAGGTACGGGCAGCCAAGGGTTACGCCCTGGCACTCGCAAGGCATCGCCTACGAATTTGGCCCCGGCAGTACGGCTTATCAGAGCCTAGATATTGCACTGGCATCGCTGAGCGAAACCACTAACACCGTCGAGCTGGAAATTGATTACCGCTTCCCGCGCTACCGGCAACGCAATCAGTCGTACAGCTGGATCAATCCATTGACCGGGGGCAGCGTTGGCGTGACGGGACTGGTTAACTGGCTGGATAACGGCTCGTCCGAGTTGCCAGATATTGAAATGATACAAGATGCCATTCAGTCATCGGGCTGGTTTCTGACCTCGGCAAACTGGCAGCGCTTGCCGGGCAATACTATCTTGTCGGACGGCACCGTATGGCTTAACAAATTTCTTGATCTGCTGCTAGGCGCCAATTTCTCAACCGCCATTCGGTGGTCACAGCGAGCCGTTGAGCGCTACATAATCAGTCTTGAGGTTTCCGCCGCCGTCGCATCCGTGGGCCAGGTGATCGCCCGCGACCGCGTTGTGCTCGATACCGAAACCGACACGGATCGGTTATGGGAGCAAAGCGGCGTTGATGCGCTTGGTGTCGCACCGTCTAATGATCTGGTTGACGCCTTGCCACGGCGAGATCAATCACGATTAGACCTTGCCGCCGATACCGGCCTTCGCCGCGCCCGCGCCCGGCTCTTGGCTGCTCAGCGTGGAAATATTGTCAGCTGGCAGGTGCCATTGGCTCACGCACTCGGCGCTGATGTGGGTCAGCGGCAAAAACTGAATGACCAGGGCGCAACAGTCACCGGTTCAGTGGTCGCATTAACTGAAGAAGCCAACCCCGAAACCGGCGCCGCATTACTGACAATCAGCATTGCTGTTAGCCAGGGCGATGCCTCGGCGGTAGCTGACGCGCTTTTTCTGCCCGCTGCGCCCGCGTTTGTTGATGACGCCGTACCAACGATTAACGGCACATTGCCCACGCAGCTGATCCAAAATCAATCAAGCCCGCCGTATGACGAAGACCTGCCCGGCTTTTCCGGCAGCTACTCCATCGGCACATGGAATGCCGCTGACCGCTACCCCCGGCGCTTTGCCGTACCCACGCCAGAAATACCGGCACAGTGGCGTGATGAAATCACGGCAGAGCAGGCCGTAACAATCCGAATTGCACCGCCCGTTGATGAATTGGAGGTTTGACCGTGGCCACATCACGCGAGCAGAGATTAACTGAACGGCTTATAACCGGGCTGAAAGACCTGGCCGAGCCTGAGCGGCAACCGCCAAAGTTGTCACGCTCTGAAGTTAAGGGCGCTATTCCAGCGGGCCGCGGCTACTCAGAATCGAATTATCAACCCGGCACAGCAACATCGACGGGCGGCATTGCCAGCCCGCTGACTGAGGGGGCTAACGGCGACCCCTTGACGCCCGACGCGGCCGTACTTGACCGCACGTATCATGCCCCGTCTTCAGTGATGAGCTCGGATGGAATTCTAGTGTGGGAGATTACCCCTGTGGCAACTATTAAATTCCGTGATGCCTCTGGCGCTCTCGCAGAATTTAAGCTTGGAAACCCGTATGCACAAAACGATTGAAGTTCTTTCGACTATTGGGGCGCCCTTCCATGGGGCTGTCAGGGGTGGCGTTTTGCCTCTGCCGAACGGTCAGAGCATGCAGTACCCGCAGCCGAGCGAGTTTGAGTGGTCAAATGCCGGGAAAACCCTTTACCAAAAAATGCCATGGGCGCCAGGCATCACCCGCACACCTGAGCAGATAAGCTCAGACACGGCGGATGGCATCGAGTGGCGCGACGACGTATTGATAACAGGCGCCAGAAACCAAATTTACGGGCAGCAGTTAGATGGCTGGCTTTATGCGGGGCCAGACGGAAATCCCTGGCACATTGACGCGATCCCGTTCGAAGGCTCAATAGGTACAAGCTTCAGCGAAATTGTGGCCGTTTCGCTTTTCGGGCGGGTAGGTGTGCCGGCTGAAAAATACGATGTAACCGTGACATTAGCCGACACAGGGCAGTCAGCGCCATCATTAACCGCTTCACCGCAAGCTGAAGTTTTGGACATTACACCGGACGGCTCCAAAGCAGTGATTATGATATGGAGCCGCACAGACCGCCCGCCGTTCACCACAGTAGCGCTCGACAAGATGAGCCTTGGATTTCTGCTGCTGGAGTTGTCCGGTACTCCTGGCGTTGACTTTGTGGCCAGCCTTAGCGTTCTGCGCACCCGAGATCAGACGCTTGGTCTTTCGCACGACACCGGAAACCCGGCGATTGTGCAAGTGACTTATTACACTGATCTGGGGGAGACTACCGAAGAGGTAATCGTCGGAGGCGCTGACTGCTCAGGCTACAGGGAGATCAAGGTGACGCCCTCCGCATACCCCACATCAGGAACCGGCGCATCATTTTCGGTTGGCACAGTATCGGGTCAGAGGGTGCGGGGTGTGTCTGATCGAATTGTTGGCATGTGGTTTGACGCATCTGGAACGCCTCAAGATGTAACGCTTTCATTCAGCGCAACGTACACCATTGACTCCCCAGGGTTAACGCAGTCAGCTTCAGGGCAATATGTGCGCCGAGAATACCACACAGGCGGCACTTCTGGGTTTTGCGAGTATGGCCCGGCCGAGTTGATTAGCAGCTACACGCGAACCTACAGCCGATTCGTTCAGCGCTCCATAGATGTCAGCATCAAACTCCAACACTTGGGCGATTCCGTTGAATGGCTTATGGGGAGAGATGAGACGTCCGATTACTCTTACGCCAGATCGAGCGCTGAAGCCTTCACTGAGGCATGGGAAACGAGCGAGGTTGTTGACAGCGGGTTTGGCTCTTATTCCAGATCAAGCAACAATGATTGGAACTTCCAGTCATCGCAGCGCGATGGAGACGCCCCGATTGGATTTACCCCTGACGAGCGGTTGCGATTGTCGGAACCATTTTTTCTAGGGATATTTGTTAACGGCGATTTCGTCAATAACAGAATTGGCTGGATGCGATACAGCAATAACGCGATTGGAATTTACCAGATTACAGATACGGATGGGGCCGCTGCAACGTGGAGGCAGGGGCCGGTTATTCATCCGGCAGGAAAAGACAGCCAGGTATATGCAAACCCTTCGCTCCAGCGTTACGGCAGCTTTAACCCGTCAAGCGCAGAGCTTGTGCGCAATGAACCCCAGCCAGTTTGTTGGGTCTGAATAGAGGCAATTATGATCCAGTTCGTTAATAACTATATAGAACCCATCGAGCTTACAGTGGGCGACACTGCGGCCACGCTGGCACTTCCTGACGGGGATTATTTGCTGACTCTGGCTGATAGTGATTATGGCGCGACTCGATGGGAGATAGTGCAAGCAACGGTCGCGGCAAGTGCTGCCACGTTAACGCGAGGCGCGACAGGCACCACCGCGCAGGCATGGGAGCAGGGCAGTGTTATTTACTGCACTATTACCGCCAACACGATAAACGATATTATGTCATTTAAGGCGTCAGCAGCAGCGGATATTATCAGCATACAACAGCGGCTTGACGTGCTAGAAACTCCCCCTGTGACTGATGACGGTTATTTTACCGCTGACGCCGGAGCCTGGAACCCGACGCACGACAACGGCGACGGAACGACGGGCAGATGGGAAGTTCCCCCCGGAACCACATTTACGGCAATCAGCCCTGGCGCAATAGAAACCGACACTTCTGGCGGTCTTGGCTCTCTAATTGCCTTTGCTGGAGGGTCGAGCAATTACGCACCAACGCCATGGACTGGCACATTCACGTTCGCATCTTCCGGGCCTACCCCGGGCAGCGGCAACGGCCAAAATGATATTATTGAAAAATATTATTATTCGTCCGACGGGGCATGGACCGGCTGCACCGTCAATGTCGCTTCCCCGCCATCCGATATGATTCTATATGTTAGGCTTTATTTAAATCAGCAAACTTAAAGCGGATAGCTGGCATGAAATCAGCGCCCCCCGATCTTCTCCAGCTTGGCATCGATCTTTTTGCGCTCAATCTTGTGGCTCATGGCGACGATAAACCACACCGGAATCCAGAATCCCACGGTAATAACGGACAGGAACAGGTGCAGGATGTGGTTTGTTTTGTGGTCGCCGCGCTTTGCGATTAGCTGTGCTTCAGTCATTTTAATGTCCTTTTATTTATGA